AGGATGGAACGCTGCGTGTCGGTCAACCGGTAGTCGCCGGCAGCCGTGCTCTTCCTGGTAGCCACATCCAACGCTGTGTCCCACGCCGCCTGGCTAATCACTTCACGGCCCAGGTACACAACACCGAGAGCAGCGACGATTATCTCAGGCTCGAAGCCAGCCTCGATCGCCTCACGAACTCGGCGAGCAAAGACTTTCCTCTTCCGATCAGTCCAGATAATGGGCCTGGTCTCCGGTATGGATCGCCATGCCTCGACGAGTCGGTCAGCCTGAGCAGCCGGTGCGGTCGAGAGATAGGCGGGGTCATCGAATAGGGCGACGGCCTTGTTCTTCACATGCCCTCCGATACAGAAGTTCGAGCAACTTGATCTCCTTGATGAGTTCCCGCCTGGACCGCAGCCATCTCGTCGTTCTCGAACGCCTCCACCGCCTCCGAAGCCATCTCATGGGAGGATCTGGACGAACTGTTCCAACGCCATCACCACATAGGCCCGGCCAACTGAATCGTTACGCCGCTTGACGATGACAGCACCGAACGGGACACGAGCGTTCTCCGCTTCGGCTTCCGCCTCACGAACGAACGCCCCGAGTTTCTTCGACCAGTCCTGAACGGCTTTGCATTCAAGCGCCCAATCAGGGACACCGACAATATCACCACGGTCCAACGCACCGAACTGTGCCCGACGCTCAACCGGGTACGGCTTACGCTCAGCGATGAACTCCACTACCTCGCGCTCGAACCGGGTGCCCTTCTGCTTATTCGCAGAGGACGACATTAGAACGGCATCTCCTCTTCGACAGAACCGAAGGCGTCCTCGACCATCTCCCTCTCTCTGCTGTGCTGCTCACGGTTAGCGTCGTCCGACTTGTGTTCCCTGTCGTCCACCTTCGAGACGCTGGCTGTCGCATACCGAAGCGACGGACCAACCATGTCACCGACGATCTTCAACGACTTCCGTTCCTCACCGTCACGCTTCGTGAACGAATCCTCCTGGAGGACACCGGTGAAGATCACCGCGTCTCCCCTCGTGAACGACTCCGCTGCGTGTTCAGCGAGTTCACCCCACAGGGTGAGGTCAATGAAGAACCGTTCGTTCGGCCCGTCGTTCACCTTCTTCGAGAACACCGACAGTCGCAGGTTGATTACCGCCCGCCCGGATTGGACATACCGAAGGGTCATGTCCTGGCAGATGTTGCCGTCACCAAACACTCGCATCATTATTCTGCTTCTCCTTCCGGCGACACAGCCGCCGACTCAAGTCGATCCAACTCACGCTGGATCTTCTCTACATCCTCGTGGGTACGAATGTCTGACCGGTTCTTTACAGGCCGGCCCAACGCCTTCGACGCTAACGACCGCAACTCACTGTCGCTACGGCCCAACGCTTTGTTACGGGCAGCGACTTCCTTGATCGCAGCCACTACCTGAATATCGGAAACGGGGGCATCGGGTGAAGGAGGAGGAGTCGCCTTACCCGAACCGTCCCTGCCCTTATCGGGACGGGAAACATTGACTGTCTCTGCCCCCGCGTTCTTGAAACCAAGTTCGTCATCCTTGATCCACAACGCCAGCGCCAACCCAAAGCGCATGGCCGCGTTACGGATCGCGTCGCCGATGAGTTCCTTGACCTTCTCCGACTTCCTGCCTTCAACAGAACCATACCCCGGCAGGCTCTTACCGTGGAGAGTCAGCACAATCCACAACCCGCACGGCTCCCCGTTCTTATCGAGGTCAAACTTCGGCAACCCATCCTCGTCGTAGGCCATCGGTCGCCACGCCCACAGAGGGTCGGACTCGATGAGGGCACGGGTCGCGTTGCCATGCCCCAGGAAATCCAGGGTCGTGCCACCCCTGTTCATCTGCCCGATCAGTTCCTTCGGCGGCTGGAACCACTGCTCGTGAAAGGCCCGCAGTTCCTTGCTCGCCCTGTCGCGCTCCTCGTCGTTAGTTGCCAAGACCATCACTCTCCTTGAATGCTTCGTGAACTTCGTCGTAGTAATCGGGTTCTTCTTTCGCCCGCTGCAACAGCATGTCGGCGTAGTGATCCCCCGCTATGCCAACGTCACACTGGATACAGCCCGTGTCGTCGCACGCAGCGCAGGGCTCCGGTTCGTCAGGCGGTTCGTAGTAGGCGTCGGAGGTTAGAACCACAGCAAGAACCCCACAATCCAGCCAAGCCAGATCCCTCCCAACAACGCCAACACAGCGTGTCTAATCAGCATCCTCTCCTCCTTCGCTATTGGACTAGATCGGCGGTGTCCAGGAACGTGCCGCACATATCGCAGCAGTGGTCGTACCTCTCAGCGGCACGCCACCCAATGAAATGCCGGACACACGCAGGGCATTTGAAGAACCGTCGCCGGCTGTCACGCCCGCTACTGCTCGTCATTACACGCACGCTTTTCTCTCATCGTGTGGTCAGCCATGTCTCGACCACACGGGCACAGGTTGCTAGGCGCCGTGCCGTACCGCTTCTCCACGTTGCCCCGGACCTGGCTCTCGAAACTGAAACCGTCAATCCCCATCAGAGACCCGCCAGTTCTCCTGCACATGGATCGGGGCATTCATCAGCGGGACCGGACCAGGCCCCATCACAGAACACACACGGTTCCACCGGCAGAACCGACACTGCCAGGGCTGCCCCTTCTTGTCGCCATACCCAGGGGGGGCATCCACCCGACCGAAGCCTGGGATGTCCCGCGGTGGGATGGTGTCGTTCTCGACAAACTCACCGATGTATTTCAACCGGTCGAGTTCCTCAGTCACCAACTCGCGCAGCGTGCTGGCACCCAGCGGTCCGAACTCGTCCCCGTAGTTCTCATCCAACGGGACCCGGTACTCGATGATCTCACCTTGACGGAGTTTGTCCCGGTAACTGGATTCCTTGAACACATACACCATGTGCACACCGACGCAACCTTCGAGGCCCACCGCGTAGATGCCGGCCTGAACCAGGTCGTCGATCCGTGGCCCCTCATCCCGCACCAACTTCGACGGGTAGGCGTTGACCGTCTTGATCTCCAAGGCGTACACATCGTCACCCTCGGGGAGCCGGCCGTCGATGTGGCCCGACAGGTCGTAACCCAACGGCCGCAGATCAACAGGGACCTCAGCCTCGAACCCGCCGACGAGATCACCCAACGCATCCTGGATCTTCTCGTGGACGATGCGTCCAAGCAGGAAGTTGATTAGCGTTTCGAGACTGATCTCCTCAGTCTCCGGGACCCCAGCGATCGTGAGCCCCAACTGTCGGGCACACTTCCGTGAGTAACTGCCACGAAGCGAAGTGCCGAAGGCAGTCGGACGACCACCCTCCTCCGCGTTCTCGTGACGCATGTAGGTTTCGAGAACCGTGGCAACAAAGCCGTGGTCTCCAGTGGGTGCAGCGTCCATTGTCGTCCCTCCTCAGGACTCGTTGGTATCCCCAGGTTACACCCAGCCCCCTCGCCAGGCAAGTCAGTCCACGAGAGAAGCCGTCCCCGCCGTGCCGTATGACTTCGCCAACATGGCTTTCAGCGCCGCGAGCACAGCAGCACCAGCCGCGACCAAGGCCGCTTCCGTGGTGGCTACGTCGCAGAGAACGAACACAGATAGAAACGCCTGGGCTGCCGTGGCGGCCAGCCTCTCGAACATATCCTTGGTGAACTTCATACCCACTTCTCCTTCGGATGCTTCACGAATATGGGCGCCTGGATGGACAGCCCATGCTCCGGCGTGCAGACAAGGAACGCCTGCTGCGGTTCCTCATCAGGATAGTTCATCAGCCGGCTGAACTCATCCGGTCCCTTGAGGCTGCCGTTGCAAACGAACCCCGCAGTCGGGGCAAGAATCAGCGTGTGGAAATGGCCGAGCATCAGCAGGTCGAACTCTGTGTTGACTCGCTTCTTCGCCTTGAACCTGAACAGCGGAGCGAACAAACCACCCAGCCCTGCACCACCACCACGGATCTGATCGCCGTGGGTCAGCAGAATCTTCGTGTCATAAATCTCGAATAAACAGTCGGCGCTTTCCGGGATGTCCCAGGTGATCCGATCATCAGCAGCGAGTTGATTGGCGACCATCGTGCAGAGCAGCCAGTCCAGGTTGGTCTTGACACGCAACTTCATCCGAGGCTTGCGAGTTGTCCGCCCGTGGTTGCCCACCACGCACGGCACATGAACCTTGCCGAAGTGGTCAGCCAACACCTGGAGTGAGTTAGCCAGCAGCGGTGCCCAATACACAATCGTGTCGAGGCTGGTTGTCTCGTTGGTCTCGGCGAGTTCCTCGTGGATGTCGCCGGAAATCAGATCGCCACCGAAACAGACGACCGCCCCGTCGATCGTGATGCCGGCAACGTAGTCCCGAGACATCTCCAATACCTTCTCGGTCCAGCGTTGCAGCCGTTGCTCTGCGATCCGCCTGTTGTATGCGTTCGCATTGTCGATCTCGGCAGGCTCCACAACCTCATCGAGGTGCAGGTCGGAGAGCATGACGAGCACGGTGGCTGTGGATTTCTTCGGACGCTTGGGGGTCAGCCAGGTCGGGGGTCTGCCCGGTGGCTTCTCGAACAGTTCGAGCCTGGCGACCAGCGACGTTTCATCATCACGGAGTTCAGCGAGTTGCTTGCGTGTGATCGCAAGTTCCGCCTTCGCCTTAGCGTGGGCTCGTTCGACACGGCTGAGCCGGTCGAGCATGGCGGCCTGGCTGCCATGCTCCTCAAGCGTCGTCAAGTTTATTCCTGGCGAGAGTCAACAGTTCACACTTCTTCGGGCTCGCACCCTCATACCCAAGCGACTTCAACCAATCAGCCACGACTGTCGGCCCAGCCTTAGACGCCATGATCTGATCCACTATCTCAGGCGGGAGAGAGTCCACCCACCGGCCAGCGGTACGCCGTGTCAATGCGTACTCGCTGAGACTTACGGGACCGTTACCATCCGTACCAGGCATGTGCCCTCCCACCATGATCCGTCATCTGAGTAACGGATCGGAGCGAGTTCCAAATCCTCAACGGTTACGTTCTCGGTACGTTCCCCCTCCTGGAACACCACCGTTTCTGCGGTCATAGCCATCGACCGAAGGGCCAGGTACTCGTCCTTCGAGTCGTACCCCGACGGCGCACCAGCCCCATAAGAAGTAGAGACCCTGCCGTGCAACACCAAAGGGGCCACGATTTCTTCAATCCGGCCCGGCTGCGGGCGGGCGTTGAGCGACCACCGCTGGACAACGGGGCCAGTCGTCGCGTCGCCTGAGTCACGGTTCAATACTAATGTGACCGTGACCGCCTCATTGGACACATCCTCGTTCGTCGGGAGGAAAGCCGCCTCGGCAGTCGTTGCGCTGAGAACCATGTCTGTCTGGATGTTCTCATCATCCACGACCTGAACCTGGATGTAGCCAGGCGACACGGGTTCAACACCCCGGTAGTTGGTGCCACTGGCGGCGTAGTCGTAGCCCGTGTTCCGGTAGTCGATGTCCCCTGTGCCTGGGGCCATCTGTTCCTTGCTGAATCTTGCCGACGCTGAACGGATCACCTTCGATGCGGTAGTCCCGTAAGACACAGAACCAACAACAACATTCGCCGAAGCGGCTTTCGTACCAGCGTAAGATTCGCCGTACAACTCACCGAGGCTGTCCGTGAAGAACACCTTGCCACCCGACAACTCGATGCTCTGCACGTTCCCCTTGGTATCCGAATCCCAGGCAACGAACCTGGAATACGCGGGGGTCAACGTCTTAGTAAAAGCAGACAGGTCACCCTTGTAGGTGTCGCCGTTCTTCGTACCCCAGTAGACGAAACGGTTGACGATCCTCACCGAGTAAGCGGCACCACCGGCGTCGATAGCAGGGCCGAAGGTTACAGACTGGTTGTCGTTCGGGCTGATCGCTCCGAGCCGGAACCCGGCTGAGGTCGCTACGCCTATCACGCTGCCGAACGTATCCATACCGAACGGGCCGTTGAATGTTTCCCCAAGAGGGAGCACAGCGGCCGGCACCGGGTGGGCCAGGGAACCATCCGTTGCCGAGACCCCGATGGTGTAGAGCACCCCCTGGCCGTTCTGGTTGAACGCTGCATAGATCGACTGCGGGCCACCCTTGATGCCGGCACAGGTCCCGACCAACGTCTTGTCGAAGGTGAGCACCGCGCCGGCTGCGCTGAGTTCCACGATGCGGGCTGCGTCAGCAGCGAGCAGTCGCCCGTTAGCGAACTCGATCACATCAGCCTGGAAACTCCCGACTGTTGTATCGCCGGTGGTGGCTGAGACGGTTGCCTTCCGCACACCGTTCGCTCCCTGTGCCGCGTACACACTGGTCCCATCCGAAGTCCAATCGAGGATCGCATAGTCCATGTCGATCTCTGACGGGGAATAGGAGGCAACGTCCGGGTTGCCAAACTTGAGGGAGTCACCGTCCGAGAAATAGAACACTGACCCGTTCACCAACCTGGCGTACAGGTTCGAGTTCGTGGTGGTGATCTTCTGCTCAGGTTCACGGGTAATCGAAATCTCACCCTTGGTCGTGAACACATCCACGTTCTTCGAGGATGAGAACCTGGACCGGTCTGAGTCAGGGAAGTCGTAGTGCTCCTGGCCGGCACCATGAACCCAATCGGTTTGCGACCGGACCCACTGGCCGGCGATGGAAAGAGTCTGTTCCCCTACGTCCGTGCTCGTGTCACGCTGTTCCTTCTGCGAAGGAATAGTCCGCCTGCGGTACTCGGTGTAATCCACCATGTACCCGCGGCCGTCGATGATGACATCGAAGCCATCTCCGGCTGCCATCGCTTACCTCCCGGAACGAACCCATTGAACTGGGTACAACCGTGACAGGCGGGTCGCTTCTGCTGTGATCCGATCCTGCCTACGGAACCTCAGGTCCCTCAGGCTGGCCGAGATCGCACCAGAGGGAACCTCCTCAGCGCGCCGCATTGGCCCCTGTGAGGTCACTGACTCCCTTGGGATGGGCTTCATGGTCATCAACCCCAGGGCGGCCCCCAGGGGCGGCAGGTCGTACGCCTCAGCGTGTAGCCCGGTGCTCGCCAAAGTGGACGACCCATTGGTAAGTGTCGTGAACGGCGCCGAGTATTCGACCAGCACCGTCTGCCCAGACATGGGCACATCGGTTAGAACCAGGGCAATCCCCGAAGCGAAGGTGGCTGTGTTCCGGTTGCGACGTACCGACCAGCGGCGGACCTCCGGTTCCGACAGGTCAGACGTTGGATCAGTGAACGTCACCCGGTGGACGCCGACCACATCGGTGTTCATGTCGTAGCCCTGGGTGGCAGCGGAGTAGGTGAACTCTTTGGTCTTGATCTGGTACAGGCCGTTGTTCGGGGAGGACAGATCGTTCAGGTCGTCGTTGAGGAAACTGAGGATCTGATGCGACGGGTACTGAGGGTTCACCCGGATGATCGAGTTGTCGATATGCCCAGCGCCGGGGGCGGTAGACGCCCCGTAGCCGCGCATCACTGTCACACTCAATCCGCTAGTGGAGGTGACGTACATCAACTCGGTGTCGATCTCGATAATCGACCCGACGACAATCGGCCCAGTCGGGAACTCCACACTGAACGTCGCTGTCGTACCATCACTGATGGCACCATCCAACCGGTTGAGCGACTCCACTGTCCCCGCCAGGAGCAGATCCCTCGTGCGGTCAATCCATATTTGAGCAGTCATCCGTCAGCCTTCGACTCTGCGAGCAGTTTCTCCGTGGCTTTCCGCGACCGCTTATCCCTCACGACACGCCCTGCTTCTATCTCCATCCTAGTCTCGGCGGTCTTTTCTAAATCCGCGGAATCACGGATACCCGAGGGTTGCACCCCGTTGTCGCGCAATCGCTTGTACGCATCCCTGTCTTTCTCCAACTTGTTCCAGGCTTTCTTCTCACCGGCTGCGCCGCTACGAGTCACCATCGCAGACGGGGCGACCCGCAGAGACCGGGCCTTCTCAGCGAACGCAGCCTTCTCCTCGGGGGTGTCGTCACACACCCAACGATTGTCCACCCAGCGAAGTTCACTCATTAGGCAGCCACCTCAACGTGCATGTCCCACCCCGCCGTTATCAACAAAGCCGCCTCATTAGAGGTCAGATCGTGAACGCCAGTAGGGCTGGCGTGCGCCCCGTAAATGGTCTTGGTGATCGTAGTCTCATCGGCCGGTTGGGTGGTCGTAACGCTGGAATCAGAAACAATCCAGATGTTGATACCTCTCGACCCCAGCGTGTAAAACCTGGCGAGCCGGTTCTTAGCAGCGAGGGGCTGATAGTCGTGTTCGCCCTGCGCCAACCGAGGAAGCGTGTCCTGGTAGGTGGGGACGTACCGGTGTCGGAGACTCGGGCCGATGCTGGCGACTACCCCAGCGACCGTGTTCGGGGCGACCTCCGCTGTGCCGACAATAGACGCAGCAGCAGGAATAGCAGCAACCCCAGCCACAGTAGACGGGGCAACATCAGCGTTCCCGGTCACCACCGCTGCGGGTACAGCACCAACACCAGCAACAACGGCCGGCAGGAC